ACAGCAAACTTGCCCGCCCCAGCCACCCAGGCGGCTAGCTCGGTGAGATCGTCGGCCTCCTGCTCCCGTGGTGCATAGACCAACCAATACCAATCGTTATGCAGTTGTGTAAGTTCGTTTAGAGCCGCCTCCAGGTCTCCGGGCTGGGGATCCGTTCGCTCAAACGCATAGATTGCCACCCGCTGGGGATGGGGAGACTGACGGAAGACGGCCTGTGCAGCCTTGTACTCATCGGTTGCCTCACCATAGTCCTCAGCCACGGCCTGTATAGTCGTATACTCCCTGTAAGGCTTGGCTGCAGACGTGCCCAAAATCAGCGGCAAACCAAAGCCCGCTTGCGAAAGCGGGCGAGTCTGGTCACTAATGACAATTTCAACGTCATGCAATGCCACCGTTTTTCACTCCTTCACAAATCAATCTGAGTAGTCCGCCCGTCCATCCCGGTGATTTCCACCCGCTCAATCGTCGGCACTTTAACTCGCACTACGTCCACAATGCGTAGCCTGACATCAAACCCCTGTCGACGCTCTATTTGCTCGTCCAACACCGTGTCCCGGTCCTCGATGGCCAATGTCGCGACGACAGTCGTATCGTACGGTTGTAGCCAATCGTTTGCCAGCTCCGGGATGCTAAACCACTGGTGCGCCGCCTGGACAATGTCGTGGATGCGGGTCCCGTCCCGGTCGAATGCGGTGACGCTCAGCGTCGCCCGGGGCGAGCGGACATAACGGTACTCCACGTCATTCGTAAATCTTGGGTCATCCGACGGCACGATCTCACGCGTCCGGCGGTCCATCCCAATCTCAGGGATGAGCGTCAGCCATTTCAGTCCGATGAACGGGTACGGGGGCTTCGGCGCGTCCTGGTCCCGCTCGATAATGGCCGTCACGCCGTACGGTTCGACGTAGGGATGCATACCGTCGATGATGCGAGCCTGCAAAGCAGCGATGTCAATCACGACGCATCGCCTCCCGGGTCACGCAACCGTTTCGCCACGTACCGACGCAAGTCGGCAACGGCTTCATAATCGCGTTCCTCCCGAATTTCAAACGTAGCGCCACCGTACTCAAACCGCGTTTGCAAGGGCAACGCAACCCTACCGGGCACGATGACCTTGACGTCCTCCGTCGTGTACACTCCACCTTCGTAATGTTGCAGGTCATATGCGGTCATCGGTAGAATGGTCGCTATGACGGTAATAGGGTCCGGCGGCGGAGCAGGTTGCCATCGGCCGCCGACCCACTCGCCTGCCTCCGGGTCTGGCGGCGGCTGAAACGTCGTCTGCCCTTGTGCGAACACCCGGGCCATAAACCCCATGTTTAGCCTCATCGCCTCACCACCCGGACGCGGATGCCCTGTGTCGTCTCGAAAACGCCTCGCTTACCGATGAGCGGGCGGCTTTCTCCGGTAATGGCCACGGTAAACGGATCCAGCGGCTCGAAGCCGTCGCCACGGGACACCTTGTCGATGATGCGACGCTGAACAACCTTGCCAATTTCCATCAGCGTTTCGTAAGCGTCCTGTTCGCCGGCCATCATTTTTGCAACCTCACGCGGCGCTTCTTGGCGAACTTGATCCTCGCTCTCATCGGCACCAGCCCGAAGAAACGAACGCTCCGGCACGCGGAACCTCTCCCCCTCTTTCGGAATGCGGTCGGTGGGGGCTCCGTATTCTTTCGCTAGCGCAAACATGCGTTTTCGCATTTCCGCGGTCATAGGCTGATCGACGCCAAATTCATTCATCTGCGCGATGCGGACCAGGTTAGGAGCATCGTCGAAAACACCAACGACGGCTTTGCGCTCATTCATTCGTTTTATTTGGCGCATAATCGCCGGGATGCGATTTCTGTCCCGCACCTTCGCCACTACGCCCACCTCCGATATGAACCGAGGAGCCGCTGCACGGCGACGGGCAACATGCTGGCCGCGCCACTTTCCCGACCGCCAAAGTGCACTCGAATCTGCTCCACCTGCAGGATCGTCGCATCCCGCGGCGTGCCCTGCTGCGACAACCACGTCGCTGCCGTGACGATGCAGGCTTCCTCTATGTCATACGGCAGATTGCGCTCAAGCTGTTCATCCTGGCGGGCTTGGTACGGGGTCACATAGCCGCCAGTATACTCAACGGTGATGGCCGGAACGTTCGTTCTTGGCCACCCAACGGAACGCCACAGAATCCCTGTCTCTTTGTCGACCACAAAGTCGTCGACTTCCTGTTCTTCGACAATAACGCGGTGAACCTCGATGAGCGGGAACAACCGCAAAAGCAGCGCCCGCTCACCCGGCCCCTTAAGTGCGTCGGTCCGCTGCGCCCGCGCAAAATCCCGGTTACAGTAGGCCCGCATGGCATCCGATGCCGCATTGATATACCGAGCCAGCTGATCGTCCTGCGACGAATCATCGGCCGGAATGCCGAGCTCAGCTTTCAGAGCCTCAATTGTCGTGAGCGCATGCGCAGACAACATGGACATCAACCCTTTTTTGTTTTCTTTTTCGGCGCGGGCTTCGTTGCTTTCTCTGCCGGTTCAGGCGCGCTCGCCTCCTCAGGTGCCGCTCTGACAGGTTCGCCGAGCACATTCATGGCCTTCAGACGCTCGACGTCGCTTGCGGGAACGTCTATCTCAGCACCAACCTCAACGAGCTCCCCACGCCAATAAAACGGATTTTTCACTTTGAACTTAGGCATGGTGTCCTCCTATAAAACAGGGACGGAGTGATACCCGCCCCTGTTCTCGCCACAATCTCCGATTAATCACCACTGGGCAAATCGAGCGCCACGAACGGCGACACGAGGTAGCCGTTTTGCTGCTTGAGCGGCGTCGTGAGCCACGGTTTGGCGTCGACGTTCCAAAACGCCTTGATCACCGTCTTGTTGGACGTGAAGTGGACGTGCGGAGAGGCGTCTACGAACACGCCGGCGCCGTCCTTGATCACGTAGTACTGCAGATCGGCGAGGATCAAGTCGCCCTTCTGCCCAAGGCCCGGGCTACGCTCGTTCAACAGGAACGGGATTCCAAGGAGCGTCCCCGGAGCACCCTCTCGAGCATTCGGCTGCCAGATGAGGGCTCCGGCGTCGTCCTTGAGGCTCATCAGCTGGGGAAGGAGCGACTGAGAACCGATCCACACCAGCGAGCCGCCGAACTTCGCCCGGGCGTACATGGCCACCAGGTCGGCGTAGGTGATCTGGTTTGCCACCTGCCGATTGACGAAGTACGTAGCCGGGCTGTTCAGGATTCCCAGCGGTTTGCCCACACCGTTGCCCGAAATGAACGCATGGTCCTCAGCTGCGTTGATCGCCTGGCGGAGCAACGTCTCCACCAGGGCCCCGGCCGCCGGCGCATTGCGCAACAGCTTATCGGTGACGACGGTATGGCCGGCCACCTCGTGAGGAGCCCAGGAAATTTCCCTCAAGCTGGGCTCGGTCTGCGGCTTCTCAGCGCCCTCAGCGATCCACTGGACCACGACGCCCGAGTAGACGCCCTTGACGCCGGACTGGTCAAGCGCGACCATGGACACCTCGGCGTCAGGCTGCGAGCCGGCCGGGATGACCGTCGCCCGCGGACGGACGATGGCACTCTGGGGATCTACCTTGAGAATTTCGGTACGGAACTCGGTGGGCACGAGATACCCGCCCGCTCCCGGCACCGACACGCTCATGTCGCGCCGCTGGAGGCGGGGATCGGCCGGATTGAACCGCACCGCATACAAGAATTCTCCAAAGTGCTCCCACTTCGATTCGCCGCGATTTTCGGGATCAATGCCCTCGCCGGGATTATTCAGTGGAGGGATAATGTTGCCAGCACCACTGGCGGCCTTTTCTTCCTCCATCAGACGATAGAGCGCATCGATTTCGCCGCGGATGTTTCTGGCGCGAGTAAGCGCAGCATCGATTTGAGATAGTTCATCCGAAGACAACAACCGCTCCTCTTGTTCGGCCTTGGCCTTGATGGAGCGAGCTTCTTCAAGTGCATCTTTGTATAAATCTTGGAGATTGCGCAGCTTCTCGTTAGTAACAAACTCAGGCACTACAGCCATACATATCTACTCCCTTCGATTTCTTCAATTTTTAGCTCCACGTCTAAGCTCTGCGCCCGCAGTGCTAGAACGCGATTATGGTGCAGGTCCTGCGCCCGCAGCGACCTGGCTTTATCCACAACGGAGCGGGCCACAACAACAGTTTGGGGATAGGCAGGCAGCGTAACTGGCCCGACGTCACGCACCTCAGCAACCCGGGTAATCTCCCGGAGATAGCTGCCATCATCGCGTTTTGTCCATTTCTCACCGTTTTCAGCGACGTGGAAGCTAAAGCTGTTGCCCTGTACATCGCGGCGGCGAATAGATTCAATGAGATCGTCAATCCAACCACCGCGTCTAGGCCTCACCTCATAGCGTAATCCAAGCTCGTCTTCATACAACACCAAGGTGCCGTTAGAAACACGTCCCAATACGTAGTTCACGTCGTGGTTCCATAGCGCAACAATATCGTCGCCCCGGTCCAGCACATTTGCAAAAGCACCGGGGCGAATCACTTCGGTAAAACCGCCTAAATCCACAGATACCTGGTTAAAAACTGCGGCGTAGCCGGTAATAACCGGACCGTCGTCTGTATCCTGCCGCACCTCGATCCCTTTTAAGATCCCGGCGCGGCGTTCAAGTTCAGCCATCTGAATCACTCCCATCAGCCTGGTACTATCATGCATTGGCACCCATCATGCAATGGCGGGTGTGAAATGCGCCCAAGGAATTTCATCGGCCCGGTACCTCCTTCAGGGTCAAGGCTCTCTCCTGCAGCGACGAACGGCGAATCAATGCCCACAATCCGACCATTCATCATTTGGCAGTAAGGACAGGCTCCAGAATTCGCCCGCCAGCGCAGATGCGTCACGCCACCCATCGCATACGCCATGCGGGAAACGGCACCAAGCGCGCTGACAGCCTCGTTTCGGCCGACGACCGTATATCGCTCATTTTCCCATTCATCCAGACGCGCTGACACAGCGTCAGCGACAATGGGCTCGTCAGCTTCCTCGTCCAGTAATTCCTCTATGGCCCGCCGCTGTCGCGCCGCATGTCGAACGGCCATTTTATCGACATACTCGGCTATGAACTTGTCCACGCGTCCAGGATAGTCGTCTGGCAACTCCAGTTCGGATCTCAGCTCCTCAACAATTGCCGTGGCAAACGACGTTATTACGGGCATCAGAGTGCCTTTAATCCACTCCGGTGCCTCTCCGTAAAACTCCGTGAGCCATCGGCGAAAATCTGCCTGACTGCGCTCACTCAGATGACGCTTGAGCGCCCGCCGTATGTCGGCCGCCTCGCGGCGCATGACACGCCTAAAGGCATCCGTCACGACGCCCTGCCACGCAGTCATCAACCTCTGCTGCCCCCGTACAGACCGTTCCTCGTGCCCGCGAGAGTGAGCACGTTGTTCACCCTGCGCGTCATCCGGCTCATCGTCCGACTCCGTTGCCGCCATGGTAGCCGGCATCATATTCAGAGGTACCATATAAATGTCGCCGCCCTCGATGGGATTCATGTTCTCCTTCTCCCGGACGTCGTTTGCCGAGAGCCATCCCCACTGGCGGCCGATCGCGTAGGAGTCATAGCGCGTCTTCATGTCGCCGCGCATGATGCCGTCGATGAGGTGCTCCGCGTAGTACTCCCTCTGCTCACGCTCATCGAAAAGGCGAACGTTTACTGCCTGCTCCCACCGCCGGCACCAGGGAAGGATTGTGTCCGTGACAAACTCGATGGCCTGCTGCTCTATGTTTGAGAACGTCGAGCGGTCCATCAGGCCAATCTTGTGCAATGGAACCCTGTAGAGTCGGGCGATTTCCTCCGCCTGGAACTTGCGCGTCTCCAAGAATTGCGCTTCGTTCGGCGGAATGCCGATCTTGTGGTACTTGACCCCCTCCTCGAGGATCATAAACAGGTGGCTGCGCCCAAGTCCCTGGTGCGTCTCCTTGATACTTTCACTCAAACGCTTTTGTGCTGTCTCGCTGAGCGCGCCAGGGATCTCGACAATCCCGCCGATGTGGGTCCCCTGGCTATAGAACCTATTAGCGAACTCCTCCGCTGCCAGGCCAGCACCGATGGCCTCCATGGCCATGCGGATTGGACTGTAACCCACCAGTCCGTCGAACCCCAGACCAGCGATGTGAATAATATCCCGTGGAGGGATGTCAACCTGCGTACCGTCCGGAAGCCGCGTCCTGTACATCAGCCGACGCTCGGGGCCGACGCGAACCGGGTGTGTGCGATCCGGCAACAACAGCCAAAGCGAGTCCGGATCTCCCGTGTATCGCTCCCGGAGGACGTAAATGAACCCATTCCCCCATGTCAGCGCGTGGGCCGTCACGGCCTCCCGAAAAACCATCGGCGTAACTTCCGGATTCGGCTGCTGATTCAGAAGCCTGTAAGCCCGATGATCATACACTCGTTCGCGGCCCCGTGACAGCCGACGATAAACAGGCATCGGCAAGGCCGCCACCGTCTCGGAGATAACCCGAACACACGCCCAGACTGCGATCATCCGCAGGGCGGTCTGCTCATCAACACGGACGCCGGACGCGGTAGGGGCGCCGCCGATAATCCGCTCTAGCCACGGTCTTGGTGTTTCTAAATTGGAGGTCTCTCTTGACCTTCTTTCAAACAGTCTCGCAAAAAGGCCCAATGCTATCTACTCCCCACAATGCCGAGTCCGAAGAGTACCACGCCGATGACCAGGAGGCTTAACCGCGGGTCATATAACCATATACCGAGTCCAGCCATTGCGAGGCCAACAAATACAAGCACATCAGCAAATGACAACCTCAAAACGCTAGCACCCCCCGATCTTCGTAGACGCTACGCTGCGGTTTCTCGTGTCTCATAGCCCGGTCCAGCGCCATAACCAAAGCGACAATGCCGTCGATCTTGCCTTGGCTCGTCGCCTTGTCTGGTTTCAGATTGCCAGCCGGGTCCTGCTTGACCGCCACGTTTCCCGCCATCCAGCGCAACACAGGATTGCCGCCGTGGCGGATCTTGCCGTGTAGCAGGCGCCGCTCCAGCTCTTTCATCGGCGCAGCCATGCTCAAAAAACCTTGCCCCATCCCCACGACAGTAAGCCCTTCTTCCATCAGCTCACCGGCCAGTTGGTGAGCTTGGAATAGGCGGTCGATGTTGAGATCCACCAGTTGATACGACTCGGCGTCACGTAAAATTTGCGCTTTGATGAACGAGTAATCGATTGCCCGCCCCGACGTTGTTTGCAACCATCCCTCACGCGCCCAGGCTTGATACTGTGCCCGATACCTGTTGGTGGTGTCATAAAGGCGCTCTTCCGGGCACCAAAACCGGGCAATGACTGAAAGTTCCTCCCCACCGCCAGGGAACACCATCACCCACGCCGCCAAATCGTTGACCGAACCTAGGTCGAGCCCGCCATAACAAACTGCGCCGCGCAAGTGCTGCTCAAACTCTTTGGCAGGCACGTCGCCCTTGTTTTCGTCCCACAAGTCCATCGAAATCCAACGTGTCTCCTGTTGCGTCCACACGTTGAGCCGCTTGGTCAAAAAATTGTTCAGCGCAGCCGGCATTGCCTTAGCCCTTTTTGCCAAACGACGCATATCATCAAGTTTGACCGACACACCCAAATTTGGGTTTGCCTTAATCCACACTGCCTCATCAAAAGGGTCATCTTCCTCGTCGATTGTGGCTATATAGGCAAAAAACGTGTCGTCTTCGATGCGCCCCTCCAGCACCTCAGCAGCGTAGGTGCGCACTTCGTAGCAAATGCCCGTTTGGTCGAAGCCGGCTGTCGTAATTGCCCAAATTAACGGTTGCTTGCGCGCACCAGTGGCCGTATCCAGCACGTCCCAAACTTCCCGCGTCCGGTGCGCGTGCAATTCGTCGATGATGGCGGCATGGACATTTAAACCGTCCATCCCATCAACATCTGCGCCCAGCGGCTCAAATTTGCTGTGGGTGTCGAGCACATGCATGTTGCCGCGGCCACGCAGAACATTGATGCGTTTGCGGAGTGCGGGCGAACGCTGCACCATGCGGGCCGCCTCGTCCCATACGATACGGGCTTGGTCGCGTTTAGTCGCCGCTGAGTACACCTCAGCGCCCGGTTCTCCGTCGGCATCGAGCATGTAAAGACCGATCCCAGCCGATTCCGTCGATTTCCCGTTTTTGCGGGCGACTTCGTTGTACGCGATACGAAATCGCCGTACGACCTCACCAGTGTCAGGATTTTCGCGCATCCACCCAAACACCGAGCCGATGCGGAACATCTGCCACGGTTCAAGCTCAATGACAGCGCCAGCCCACTCACCCTTGGAATGACGCAAGAAACGAAAAAACTCAATAGCGTGACAAGCTGCCTGAGCATCAAAAAAGAGACCGCGCTCTTCGCCAGTCTCCAAGTCTCTCAAATGCCGTTCACAGGCTAGACGCACAAGTCGCCCCGCCACAACCTTCCCGTCAAGAACGTCTCGGGCGTACTGCGTCACCGGATCAACCGACCGTGCGGCCACGGCGCCTAAACTCCTCGTATTCGTCAGGTTCCTCCTGCCGTGGCGTTGCCAAACGCACCCGAGACGCCGGCGTCATTCCAAACTCAGTCATAAACGCTTTCATCGTGGCAGCAGCATCACGCGCAATTTTAACTGCCGGATGCGGAACCTCGTTCTCAGCGCCGGTCTTGTTGACATACGTGATGGTCAGCTTCTTGTGCTGGCGCAAATGAGCGCGAAGCTCTTTCTCAGCCTGCACCATCGTAGCATACGCTTGGCAGTAGGCCGCCAGCGCCGCACCATCAACGACCGTCAAGAGCCCGAGTTTTTCCAGTTCGGGGACAACCCGCTCCCACTCGCGACGAGCTTCTCCAACAAGCCACGACGGACGCTTCGGCGCCAGCGGCGTCGGCTTCGGCTCGTTCTCCGGCAGCGGCCGTTTTCCAGGATTTCCTTGCAAAACGCGCAGATTTGTGGGTTTCGGTTTACGACCTCTCATAGCGGGACCCCCCTTCGTCGAATTTTGCGGTCGAGAGAACGCGGCTGCCGCCTCGGTCGAGATCCGAGGGTCGGTGAGGATTTGACCCCCCTATCCCCCGGCGCGAGTTTTCCTACTGTGACACGACTTGCAGAGCGCCTGCAGGTTGTCAAACGAATCGGTGCCGCCGTCTCGTTTCGGTACGATGTGGTCCACCTCGGTGGCAGGCGTAAGCCTGCCCTCGGCGCGACACATGCGGCAAAACGGCTCCCTTCGCAAGATCATTTCCCGTAGCTTCCTCCATCTGGAGCCGTAGCCTCGGGCCGCCGATGAACCCCGTCGGCTGTCATATTCTCGCTGGCTGCGGTTCGCTTCCGCAGCGTGCGCATCACAATAGCGCTCTATTGTCACAGCCGGGCAGCCGGGATAAAGACACGGCCCGGGAAATGCACGAGCCACAACATCACCACCTTAACAGCGCTACGCGTCTATCGGCAATGCCACCTGCACAGCCTCCTGCATCCGCTGTGTAGCCCTTCATAATACCACCCCAATTATGTCCGCTATTTCTTGAGCAGTTTTCCCTTCTCGCTTAGCGACAATAGCAACAAGTTCCCGCC